GGAACCCCAGCCCGCGAGGGCAGGAATCCCCCGGCTTTAGCCGTGGGGAGGAAGTCAACCCGCGTCGTCGTACGCCGCTACCTCGATGGCCCAGTCGAGAGCTTCGAGCGCCCCCTGCCACACCTCCTCCTGGTGCTCCACGAGCGCTGGATAGAGGAACGGGTGCATCGGCTGCTCGACCCATACGGCGGTGCCGAAGACGGGATGACGGAAGGTGCCGCCCCCCGCGCCCTTGCCCTTGTTCCCCGCCTCGAACAGCCCGGCGATCGCGACGTTGCCGCCACCGGCTACGACCGAGACCGTCGTGGAACGAACCCGAGTCTTGATCGTCGGCGGGATCGTGGTCGAGACGCCGGAGGCATTCACCTTGGCCGCGTCTGCAACGATGGCGCCGGCAGCGCGCAGCCGAAGAGTCAGCTGCTTGGAGACACCGGCCGCGGCGGTACGGAGCGCCTTCGCGAAACTGGTGAACGCGGTCGTGTCGATACCGCCGCCGGTGCCGACGTTGGTGTAGCTGGCCATCGGCGCCTCAGCTCTTCTTGCGCAGGTCAGCCAGTTCGGCAGCCATCAGCTCCACGAAGCCGTCGCCGAGCTCCGGGTCGAGCAGGTACTGGGGCGCTATTCCGGTAGCGACGGAGAGTCGGGCAATGAAGGCGGTGTAAGACTTCCGTCGAAAGGGTTGGGCTCCCTGTCTGCCGTCACGTCAGCGACGGTCTCCAGCCACTCGTCGAAGGGCTTGACGACCTTCCCTGAGCGGCGCTCGCAATCCCACGCGATCCAGTACGTGTGCTCGGAGTGCGGCTCCTTGGCGGCCTGGCCCATGCCCATGCGGTACTGCCGCTCGAAGGCGACGTTGGTGACGGGCAGGATCGGGTAGGTCTCCTTGGTGCCGTCGAGCTTGGTGATCGTGACCTTGGCGCCCATCAGACGGTTTTGGTGATAGCGCCCGAAATCGGCCACGTGATGCTGGCCTTTTGCAGGTCGCCGACCTTGCCGTCGAGCGGCTTCCAGTCCGTCACAAGCGCGACGAAGGTGTAGGTCGGGTTCGTGGTGACGCCGGCCGTGGTCGTCCCAGCGTTGATCTCGTTCAGCACGATCGTTGTCGTGAGCCCGATGAGCGGGTAGATCGTCGCCTCGACCGATCCGGCCGCGAAGTCCTGCTGCAGCTCGATCGACACCTTGTTGTCCTGCAGACCGCCGATGCGCGTCTTGGCGACCTGGCCGAACGCGGTCGTTTCGACGTCGGCGACGCTTATCTCGAGCGAGACCGTGTCGACGTGGTTGGAAAGGTCGACACTGTTTATTATGATTTGTGGGTTCTCGAAGACGAGAATGGCCATGGCTTTTACTTCTCCTTCTTGTCCACGGCCTTCGCCGTATCGGTTGGGTCCTTCACTGGTACGAGATGCCCTGCCGCGACGAGCGCGTCGACGTTGCAACCAACGAGGTCGTCGCCGCTCACGGTGCTGCCGAATGGAGCGGGGTAGAAGTTCTCCGTCGCTACCTGGTATTGCGTCATCTGCGATCCTCCTTAGACCCACACGTCCAACACGAACGGCACGCTGACGTACGCCACCCCGCCGACCGTGAGCGCCGTCAAGGGCCCCGACTTGCGACAGATTGCTGTCTGAGCAAGCCCGCCGTAGGTCGTGTCGGCTTCGAGCGCTGTCGCCACCGATGTCGGCGAGTCCGACGACATGAAGTCTTCCATCGCCGAGATGCCCGAGCGGTCATCAACACGGCTCACGATGACGAACACGGTGAAGGTGAATGCCACCGTCCGGCCGGAGCCACTGGCGCCGAAGGATGCGTGGTAGTCGACGGTCTCGATCGCCACGACAGCCACAGGCGGGCTAAAGGTGTCCGGGAGATATGGTAGGTAGCGGATGCCGGCAGACCCGAGCGCTGCGCCGATCGCAGCGGCGGTCACCTCAATCGTCGGCTTGCCGGTCATCCGATGTAGAGCGCGTCTGGCTCTTCCGCGTACGGGGCGAGCAACATGGCCGCCGCCGGGTGCAGCGTCTCACGGAGCCGGATCACGCCCGTCTCACCGAAGGGCGTGGCGCCGAAGGGGACGTCGGGCGCTTTGAAGATGGCGATCGACTCGATCACGCATGCCTGGTAGACGTCAGCGAACGATGCAAGCGGCCATCCCCACTGCGCGGTGACCTCGACGAGCGCCTGTGTGTAGGGCTTGGGGTACGCGATGCCGCCCCAGAGCGGAAAGTACAGCGAGCGGATGGCCCGGATCTTGTTGTACGGCCACGGCTGGCCCATGAGGATGCCGTTGACGGGCTCGAGCTGGTAGTCGTAGGGCGTCCAGATCGTGGCGAACGTGCCGTCGCCGGCGTAGTCGCTCTGCACGACGAGGCCGACCTGGGTGAAGAAGTCGTCCACCTCGACGAGCTGCTGGTCCTCACAGACGAACCGGCGAGGGGCTAGCCCTATCGTGACGGACTCCGTGGCCGCGCCTGACGTCGGGAGCGGGTTCCCCGAGAGGTCAGTGATGGTGTAGCTGACGCCGGGGTCTACCGTGGCGATGACGGCGAGCGGGTTGATGTAACCGTCCGGATCGCTCGGGCGCCGGCCGACATCTAGGGCCACGCAGTGGGTGTCGAGGATCGTGTTGGTCACGCCGTCCAACACGCAACTGGCGTCGACGCGTGGAGCGGGGTCCTGCCAGAAGCGACGGTGGCAGTGAGTCTCGATCTTCCGTGATGCCGAGTCGATGGCGAGCGAGATCCGGTCGTCGTCGGCGTTGTCGATGACGCGCAGGGCTGTCTTGACGTCCGCGAGCGAGCAGATCGGAGGCGCTGTGAACGTGTACGGCACTCACGCCTCCTTGACGAGCTCCAATTGCGGACGATCGGCGGTGGCGAGACCGGGCCGCTCCGCGTCGTCGAGGGTGTGAGCCTTCAGCCGGCGTGCGAAGAGCGCCTTGTCCCGACCGAAGTGCTTCTGCCCCAGGCGGTAGACCTCGTCGTCGGCGCCCTTGCCCGCGAGCGGGTGCAGGTGCTCGACCTGGCTGGCGAGTGCGGCCTGGAACGTGTCGCGCTGCTTGGCCACGGTCACGAGCTCGTCGTCCACGAACACGTGCCTGTAGCCCTCGTGGCAGACGATGCCCGGGCCGTCCCAGGATGCGCCCTGCTCGTCGATGTAGGAGCGGCGGATCATCGGATGCGTGGCGTGCTCGCCGCGGGCTACCCGCGGGTTGCAGAGGTCGTTCGTGCCGACGACCTTCGAGCCGTAGCGCCGGGCGACATCCTGCGCGTGGTCGAGCCAACCGGGACGGAAGCGGACGTCGTCGCCGACGAGCAGGAGCCACGGTGCCTCGGTCAGGGCGTAGGCGATGTTCACCTTCTCGGCGAAGGTGCCAGGACGCTCGCTGCCCGCGCGCGGGCAGACGAGCACCTCGCCACCGTTCTCGCGGACGACAGCGATCTCTTCCTCGTCATCGGGCTCACAGACCCACCAGGCGGTCGCCAGGCCCGTCGAGGCCCGCAGCGAGTCCATGAGGGGCTTGACGTTCTGCGGCCGGTGCAGAGCGGGCACAATGACGTCCACACGCTCTGTAGCGGGTGGGGCGATGAACGAGGTCCAGAAGTCCTCCTCGGCCAGCCACAGGTGCTTGTAGTGCGTCGTGCGGATGCCGGTGTGGATGAAGAGCGGGATCTCGAGCGATTGGGTGCGGGTGAAGAACGAGACGTCCTCGCCCTGCCACGCGCCGGTCGGGTCCTGCACCCGTAGGAACCATGTCTCGCCGTACTCGGCCTTGACGCGCTCGACCACCGAGCGGTGGATGAGCACCATCGCCCCGCCCGTCGCCCCGGCCTTGATGAGCGTGTTGACCGGGTAGTGAGCACGGCCTTGGAACTGCTTGGCGTCCGGTACCCAGTCGAGGATTGTCGGACGTGGGAAGCAGCGCATCCCGTTCATCCCATCCGGGATGCTCTCGCGCTGGGCGAAGCAGAGGCCGCCGACGATCGGGCGGTCGACGGGATCGGCGATCGATAGCAGCATGTCGAGCACCCAGGGCTCGAAGCCCATGTCGTCGTCGATCATCCACAGCCACTCGCACTCGCCGGAGAGGAGCGCCTTGCAGAGGTCGTTACGGCCCTCGGGAATGCCGAGCGGGCCGCAGGTCACGTCGGCGAGCTGCCCGAGACGACGCGGGCCGGCCATGTCATAGCCGAGCTGTGCCTCGCAGGACTTGTGCCAGGCGGCTCCGACGTTGCCGCTCGAGTGCAGGTAGCCGCGGAGGACATCGTTCATCGGCGGTGCGGTGGCGTTGGTGCTCACCGGGGGATGCGTACCGCTCGCTGCTCGCCAGGACGCGCCGTCGCCGTCTCGACGCGTGACGAGCGACGCAGGATACTCGGGTCATCCGTGAACAGGTCGGGACGCGCTCTCACGACCGGGTCATCGGCGGCCCATGTGTCGCCCTCGGTGAGGATGATGGGGAGGCCTTCGGGAGTAGAGCAGGCGAGGGTCGAGAGGACGTAGACGACCTGGTCGGCTGTCTGGGTGTCAGGGGCCATTGGTGTGCTCCTTGGTTAGGTAGGCGATGGCGCGGTGGAGAATGGCGGGATCGTCGTTGAGGAGGCCGACGGTCAGTGGGGATGGAACGACGGACGCTCCATCCCCACTTGACTGTCGGTGTTAGGCCCCTACCCCAACAGGCCCGTTGCAGAGCATGCGGAAGGCGTTGGCGTTCACGACATCGAAGCCGTGACGTGCATATGCGAACCACCCACGCTGCCCGGTTGGCCGCGCGGTAGTTGGGTCAAAGAGATGTTGTACCAATTCCACGGTCATCCCCGCGCGTTGAACGATCAGGAAATTTGAAAAGTCCCCCACGATGAGGAAGTTCTCGACGCCAGTCGTCCCAGTAAATCCTGGGGCGTAGTCAGTTTCGACCACTGGCTTGCCTGTCAGGACCTGAGTCCCGTCGGCGAGCAGGTTGACCGTGAAGTCAGCCAGCGCCAAGTTGTTCCCGAGGCCGCGGATGATCGCCATCACCTGGGCGTTCATCAGCCACGTCGACCGTGGGCGGAACCGCTCTGGCACCTTGCCCCAGAGCGTGCGGATGTCGATGCCGCCGAGCGTGCCGCTCGTGGTGACCGCGAGCTGTGATGCGGTCGTGGCAGCCAGGTGCGTGAAGATCCCGGTCGGCGAGGACGAGCCGGAGCCCGTCATCGACTGGTTGGCGACGAGGTCGATATAGCCCTGGTTGAGGACCATCGACATCTCCTCGGCAAAGCCGGGATAGTCCTGCCCGACTTCGATCGAGTACGGAATAAACCCAGACGCCTTATAAACAGGGATGTTCGGCTGGGTCATCGTCGGGGTCGAGTCCGTGACGACTCCGGCTTCCGCCGTGTACGTCCAGACCGCTCCAGGCGCCGTGACGCCCTTCCATGCGTCTGTCGTGATCGTCACCATCCGGGAGATGGCGAGGATCGGTGCGTCCAGTGCGCCGGACGACAGGATGATCGACGGGTCGATGAGCACGGGGATGCCGTACCCACCGGCCGAGCCGGTGCCTTCGGACGCTGCCCGTGTCTCGGTCGCCTCGAACTCACGGAAGCTGTTGATCGCGCGCGCCTCTTCCGGCGTCCACACCGGCGAGTTGTGCGTGATCCCCTTCATGAAGCCCGAGCGGTAATCGTCGTTCTCCGTGAGCAGCAGGCGCTGGGCGATCCGGCTGCCGTCGCAGTCGGCCAGTCGCGACCGCACCAGACGGTCGACACGGTCGATCTGAGCGGGCGCCAGGTCGTGGCGGTGCTTGTCCTCGAGGACCCGGAGAGCGCGGTCGGTCAGCTGGCTCCGCGTCGCCGTACGCAGGTCACCGGCGAACGGGTCGCTGGTGTCCTTGCCCTTGACGAGTGTCTGGCCACCGTCGCCAGAGACCGTCTCGGTCGTGATCGACCGGACTTCCTCCAGCTTGCGGGAGCGCTCTTCGAGCTCGTCGCGGTGAGTCTTGGCGGCGCGGAACTCGGCCTCGGCCGGGTCGAATC